ACGAAGGCCCAGCCGGAGGGGCTGCCGTCGTCGGTCGTCGCGACGGTGAAGGCCGAAGCCACCGCCGTCTTCGCCTTCGTCGAGACGTAGCGCGCCCCGGTCGCGGTCGTCCCGCCGCCGATGATGTTCACGAGCGCCGACGAGAACTGCGCGAACTTCGCCGTCAGCTTGATCTTGCGCCCCACCTCGGCGGTGAGGATGGGCATCTTGTTCGCGCCCATCAGCTCCTTCACCTCGGAGGACATCTCGAGCGAGCAGTCCTGCAGCACGCCCACGGGGTATGCGTTCCCCGCGGTGTCCTTCAGCGCCAGGTATCCCGAACCGACGAACTCTGCGTTGATGGCGGCCATCCGTTGTCTCCTGCGGGTCTAGCCCGCCGTCACTACTTCGATCGTCACAATGGCGACGCCCTGGTCGCCGAAAGAACCTTCGTCCGTCTGCACGTTGAGGGGGCGGGCGTACAGCACGAGCCCGCCCAGGGTGGTGTGGTCCGGCGACGCTCCCGGGGACGCCAGGTCGGCCGCCGATGCCCGAAACGCCGTGTCGATGTAGCCGAGGTACGCGTTGAGCTGGGACGACGGGCCGGCCGCCGAGCCATCGTGGACGTAGAGGTAGACGATGAACTCCATCCGCCACAGCGCCCTCGGCCCGGGGTTCCCGATCGACTCCGACGCGCCCACGCCCAGGAAGACGGCCGGGCAATCAGCCGGCGGAACCTGGTCGAACGTCTTCGGCCTCCTGCTCGAGGTGCGGACGCCCGTCATCGCGGCGAGCTTCGCGTAGACCGCGGCGGCGATGGTCTCGCGGTTCATGCGCCCCTCACGGCAAGGAGGAGGCGTTCACGAATCGTCGTCCGCATCGCGGCGATGGAAGGCTTCAGGAACGGGTGCGAGACGATGCGCCGGCCGCCGCGCTGCTTCGCGTAGTCGTTCCAGTCCTTCGCCTTGCGCGGGTTCCGCTTCCAGGTCGTGTCGGTCTTCTTGCGCGGGTTCGGCGTCCAGCCCGACTCGAGGAAGCGGCCGTAGAAGACCGGAGTGCCCACCCGCATCAGCATCCGCTTCTCGGTCTGCTCTCCCTCGCCGGTGATGGACGACCGGAGCGCGCCGGTCTTCACCGGAGCTCGAGCTCGCGCACGCGCCACCAGCTCGCGGGCCGACACCTCGACCGCGTCCTTCAGCCGCGCCCGGATGGTGTCCGAGTAACGGGTCAGATCGCCGATGATCGTCTCGGCCCCAACCAGTCGCCCCGTGACGATGCGCTTCGTCGCCATCTATTGGGCCCACCGGTAGGCTTCGATGGTTGCGATGACCCGGGCAGGAGGCGCGTAGTAGAACGTCACGCTCTCGCCGCTGATGTTCGCCGACTGCTGCCCCACCCGCGTCCGCTCGCGGTACATGAGGCCGGCCACTTCGACGACGGCCTGGCGGACCTCGCTGGGGATCGCCGAGAGCTCGTAGCCAGCCCGGTAGCTGATGGAGACGTTTCCGACGCCGCTCGAGACGTACTGCGACCGCAGCCGCACTACGTTCCCGGCGATGAAGTAGCCCTGGACACCGTAGCCGGTGGACACCGCGACCGCGGTTCCGTCGATGGTCAGCGCGGAGACGCTGATGAGCGGACTGTTGCCGGGGATGATGGTCTGGCCCCCGTTGCCGTCCTGGATCTCGACGTAGTTGGCCGCCGCGATGGTCCGTCCGACCTGGGACTCGAACCACCTAGAGGCGGCCACGACGGACTGGTAGACGTTCGAGTCGTCCTCGGAGTGCTTGATGTCGAGGAAGGACTTCAGGTCCTCGACGCTGGCGAGCGCGCCGCCCCCGTCGAAGGCCGTCTGCCCGCTCCACTTCCCGTCGGTCGCCTGGGCCCCGCCCACCGTAGCGCGAAGGGATAGGTGCGTCGGGTACGTGCCCGCCGGGATGGTCGTCGCCGGCACCCCGCCAATGGTGGCGGTCGTCAGCGCCGGGATGGCGAATGTCACGTCCGAGCCCGAGACGGTCCCGGTGATCTCGGTCGTCAGCGCCGTCGCGTCGTCGGCCTGGTTGATGAGCAGGTACGGCGTCAGGCCGGCGAGCGACCTGGCCGTCCCGTCCGCGTTCGTGATCGTCCAGGTCCTCGAGCTCGGCACACCGCGCTTCAGGGAGACGAAGAGGTCGATCATGCCGGGATCTCCGTCGTCGTGCCGTTCTTGTCGGTCTGGTAGTGAGCGTCCACCGTGAGCAGACAGAAGTTCGCGGTCTGGGTACCGCCCGACTTCCCGGTGGTAAATGAGTCAGACGCGCTCGTGCCGTTGCGCGTTACCGAGACGATGAGGATGCTCGACTCTTTCGACCCGGTCGGGGTCGTCGCGAAGAGCGTGTAGAGCTTCTCCTTGAACGTGTCGGCGCCGCTCGAGGGGATCGGGATGTCCACCGTCGCCGTGCCCCAGCTCGTCAGCACCGGGACCTCAGTCGCCGAGTGCGCCCAAGCGTAGCGGCACACGAGCCGCACGTTCTGGTTCGTCGCGGGCGTCACCATCGGGATGTAGTGGCAATGGACCCGGACCTCGGAGTCACGCATCCAGCGATGCGACATCTGGAACGTGAACGTGAGCGCGTCGTCCTGGTCGTGACGCATGAACAGGAGGATGGCCGGGGTGTCCCGATACCCCTCCTGGGTCAGCGCCGCGTTCCCAGACGCCTGCACGGCCGGGCCGATGATGTCGTCCCAGACGACCTCGTATGTCGCAGGCGCGACGATGTTCGCCAGGTCTCCGTTGGAGTCCCAGCCGAGTGCCTTGCCGACCTCGGGCGTCGGTGCGTCAGTCAGATCACCGAAGGCCCTCGGAGGGGCCTCGACGTTGGCGAGGTCCCCGTTGGAGTTCCACCCGAGAGTCTTCCCGACCTCCGGGGCAGGAGCGTCAGACAGGTCACCGAACGCTCTCGACGGGACGAGAACGCTGGTTCCGGTGGCCTGGCCTGACGTGAGCGTCGACATCAGTTCTTCTTTTCGCCCGTGATGTAGATGGTCACCGCGTTCGAGCTAGCGGTGACGGTGGACGGCACCCAGGCGACTCGCCCGCGGGGGGCAGCGACCCAGATGCCAGCGAAGGACAGGCAGCGGACGGACGCCGTCCCCACGGTGAGGTCGAGGTCGGGGATGCGCGACCAGACGCCGATGGTCGTGTCGTAGATGTACGCCGTGAGCGTCCCGGCACCGCTCAGGGTCTGTCCCGAAGCGGCGCAGGCCGTCACGACCAGGCCCTGCATGTTGTCGAGCAGAAGCCCCTGGGTCGCCAGCGTAGGAGCGTCGCACGTCACGCCCGCTTGGGCGCAGGCGACGACCGCCGTGGTGCCGGACGGGTTCGTCCAGGTCGCCGCCGCTGCGGAAGCCAGGGACGGGATGAGGATCGTGAGCGCGAGGATCTTTCGCATGGTTGGTCTCCGGTCAGGAAGGGTCGGCGCGCCCAAGGAGGAGCACCGATGCGCCGTAACGCGCCGACCCAGTCCTGGTCCTGCTACGCCGTCCAGTTCGGGTCGACGGCGAGAACGGTCGCGCCGCAGATGCCGGTCCCGGTCTCGGTCGTGCACATGACCGAGACGTAGGGCTTCGCGGCGGTCACGAGCGAGTCGTTGAGCTCGAGCAGCCCCACCTCGCCGGCCGCGTCGTGGACCAGCGTGTCGCCGATGGCGGCGGCACCGGACCCGTTGGCGTCCGAGGCGATGGCGAACGAGTAGGTCGCCGTGCCGGCGGACAGCGTCGCCGTCTGGCAGACCGCGATGTACTTCGCGGCCTTGTTCATGAGCTGCCAGAGCCCGGTGGTCTGGTTCGACGCGGTGTTCGCGAGCGACTGGGCCCGCAGGTGCCCGACGGTGGTCGGGGAGATGTTCTCCTTGAAGATTGCCATGGTCGTGTTCCCTTTCAGTTCAGGCTAGACGTGCGAGAGGCGGACGAAGTCGGAGAGGGTCTCGGTCCCGTTGGCGCGAGCGATCGCGCCGGACAGGAACGGGGTGCCGCCGACGCGCACGGTGGCGCGGAACGACTGCATCGCCTGGTCGAAGGCCGCGTGGATCGAGGTCGCGGTCTGGAGGCCGGACGACTTCACCGCCAGCGCGTAGCCCTCGGGGTTGATGAGGTAGATGTCCCCGGAGACGTGGCCGGCGTCGGTCAGGTCCATGCAGTACTCGGAGACGTAGATCGGCCGCCCGAAGAGCGTGCCGTACGGGCTGTCCTTGAAGTTCGTCGCGTACACCGGGGTCGACGCGGCGGTCCCGCCGAGGGTCATCGTCCAGATCTGGGGCAGGACCGATGAGTTCATGAGCCAGAACGACCGGCCGAAGGAGCCGGGGCGCAGGCGGGCGACCATGTTCCCGATGTCGTCGGCCTTCACCTTGTTCGCGGTGGTCCGGGTGACGGAGACGAGCGCGGGCGAGCTGGCGATGCCGAGCGGCTTCACCAGGCCGTTGCCGTTCAGGATGGCGTCGGAGACGAGGGCCGAGAGCTTCTGGCCCATCTTCTTCGCGACGTAGGAGGCGATGACCGGCGAGTCCTCGATGACCTCGTCCGTCAGGTGGACGAGCGCGGAGACGGCGCGGAGGGCCACCGTGACCTGCTTGAGAACGGGCTTGGTCGGGGTGATGGTCGCCGCCTCGTCCCGCCAGGCGCCGGTGATGCCGCCCGTCGAGTGCGGGGTGGTCTCGTCGCTGACGAGCGTCACCTGGTTCGAGGAGGTCTGGATCTGGGGGAAGTGCTGCATGAGGTTCTCGTCCTCGCCCCAGGCCTGGATGATCGCCGAGCGCATGTCGGGCGGCACGGCGAACCCGCCGTCCGCGCCCACGCCCTCGCCGCCGTAGGTCGTCACGGCGTTCATGAGCCGCGGGTCGAGCTGGCCGAAGGAGGCCTTCTTGACGGCGTTCAGGTACTCGCCGAAGCCGCGGGTGAAGCCGTGGTTCGCGTGGGTGGCGCTGATGGCCTGGACGCGGGCGCCGGCGAAGGCCGGGGTGCTGGTGGTCGGGCCGACCGGGCTCGGCGCGGTCTTGCTGGCCTGGGGGGCCGACGCGGACGCCTCGATCTGGGCGTTGCGCTCGTGCAGCGCGATCTGGGCCTCGGTGGCCTGGAAGGCGGCGTGCAGCTCGCTCAGCTTGGTCTGCTCCTCGGTGGTGAACTCGGCGCGGCCCTGGGCGGCGGCAGCGGCCTCGATGGCCTTGGAGTCGCCGTGGAGCTGGCTCAGCTTGGTGCGGAGGATTTCGAGAGGGTTCATCTGGTTACTCCTTCGGTGGTGCGATTGCGGCCAGGGGCCGCGGGGTGGGCTTTGCTGCGGTCACGTCCCCGGGGTTCCCCGGCACAACGCCCTTGCCGGTACTGGCTCGGGCCACTCGGTCGTGGAGCAAACGCATTTCCATGCGCTGCACCAGGTCCGAGCGCCCCAGCGCCGAAACCGGAGCCGGGGCCTTCTTGAACTTTGCGATGATGGTCGCGGCGGCCTCGGTTACGGCCACGGCGCCGACCTTCTCGCGCTCGTCTTCGATGACCTCGGAGACGAACCCGTGGGCCTTCGCCTCGGGCCCGGTCATCCAGGTCTCTGCGGACATCAGGGCGCGGCACTTCTCCTCGTCCATGCCTGTCCGCTTCGTGTAGATCGCGACGATGGCGTCGTTCGCCTTGCGGAGCGGGGCGGCCAGAGCCTCGGCTGCGGCGACGATCTCGTCGGCTGTCCCTGCCGTGAACAGCCCGCCCCAGGCCTCGTGGACCATGATCATCGACTCGGTGCCGGCCTGGACTTTGTCCGCGGCGAGCATCACGAAGCTGGCGGCCGAGGCGGCCAGGCCATCGACGATGGCGGTTTTCGGCCCGTCCCAGTCCGAGATGGCGCGATACATCGCCATCCCGTCGAAGACCGAACCGCCTGGCGAGGAGATGCGGACCTCGAGTTCCCTGCTGCCGGAGGCGCGCAGTTCCTTCAGCGCGTCGACGACCTGGAGCGCGGTGATGCCGCCGCCCATCCCGTCCGCCCCGATGGCGTCGTACAGGTACAGGGTGCCCTTGGTCGGCTTCGCACGCGCCTGGGGGTGGACGAGCAAAGGGTTCACTGTTCGACCTCGGGCAGAAGCGCGGAGATGAGCTTGTCGGCCTCGGCCGCCGGGGCCTTGCCCTTCGCGACGGCATCGACCGCTGCGAGGAGCGCGGAGTCGGCCTCGCCGTTCAGGTGGCGTCCCTGGGTCTTCGCGGTCTGCCGGATGAGTGCGAGCGCCGGATAGCAGTCGCGCTCGAGCTCGGCGCGCAGCCGCTTTCGCTCCTCGGCCATCTTCGCGTCGATCTCCTCGGGCTTCGACTTGCCTCGCTGCAGCTCGGCGAACTTCACCGCCAGCCGCTTGTCCATCCGCTCGAGGTTCTGCAGCACGAGCTGCCGAAGGGCTTGCCGCAGCACCGGGGTCTCCTCGTCGCCGCCCTCGGGCTCTTCCACTTCGTCCGGGGACTCGTCCTCGGCGACAGCGGATGGAGACGTGGCAGGCTCCGGTTCCTTCGCGGCAAGTTCTTGGATGTCGAGGAGTGTCGTGGTGAGGGGCTGAAGACCGGCGGCGACGAAGCGGATGTCGCCTTCCTTGCCGATCGTGTTCTCGCCCATCTCCTCCCGAACCTCGTTGACCGTCAGGACGCCCGACTCGATACGGACCCGGTCGGCCTCGGCCTGCGACTTCGCATCGCCTCGCGAGAGCCAGGACGTGTCGACCGTGGTCTCCCGGTACGGGGAAGGCGAAAGGAGCTTCGCATTCGCTTCCTGCTCGAGGCGCTTGCACCATGGCGTCAGCGTCTGGACGCGGAACGACCGCATCATCGACTCGAGGTTCACGCCGTAGCCCTGGGCCGCGCTTTCCACGCCCAGGAGCACGAGGGGCACCCCGAAGTACCTGGCGACCTGCTCGAGCGAGAACTGCTGCGTGGGGATGAGCTGCGCCTTCTGGGGATCCGCGGACACGTCCTTGGCGTCCATGTTCCCCTCGAGGATGAGCGGCTTCCCGGAGGATCTCGGCCCCGCGTACCTCTCGGCCCATTGCTCCCGGATCCTGTTGAAGCTTTTGTCATCGAGCTTCCCGGGGTACCTCAGCGCCATCGAGGGAACGGCCCCGTTCGCGAGGTAGCCCACGGCGAACCGCTCGGCCGCTGCGGAGAGCGCGATCGACCTGGCGGCACGTCCGACCAGGCTGTCCCCCAGGAGGCCGAACACCGTCACCGGGCCGCGGAGATGGAACACGTCCCTCGGCTCGAGGAAGATCTCCCCGCCGGTCTGCTGGTAGACGTACAGAAGCCGGCCCGAGTCTGGGACGCGCCAGAGCCGGAGAGCGTTCGGGTCGAGCGGTAGGAGGCCCGTCACCCTCCCCGACTTGTCCCTCGAGATCTCGGCGAACCCGCCCCCAGTCGCGAGCGCGCCGAAGAGCATCGCCTCCCGGAACGCAATAGCGCTGCATTCGGAGCTCGCCTGCTGATTGAGAATCCACGAGAGCGGATCCTCCGGCTTGTACGTTCGTTTCCGGCCGGTGACTTCGTAGACGAGCCAGGGAGACGACGCGATCGCCGTCGAGATCACCTGAATGCAGGCCCAGACCGCCGATACGCTGGTTGCTTCGTCCTGGCTCAACCGGAGCGTGGACGGGATCCATCCGAGCGGGATCGTCGAAGAAAATGAAGCAGGATCGGGGGGTCGAGATGCCGATCCCCGCAGTCCCAACGCGCCGCCGACCCGCGACCAGAATCCCACGGGCGTATTGTCGGGGCCATATGGAACGGCGCAAGCGGGGCCAGCGCCTAGATTTCCCGCAGGCCCGCCCCGTCCGAGTACGGCATTTCCTCGCCGATTGAGGCGCGCACCATCCCGTTGATGAGGGCGACGGCGCAGTCGATCTTCTTCGCGTCGCCCTCCTTGTTCGGGGCGATGTTGCCGTTCCGGTCTGGCTTCACGACAACGTTCCCGACGCACCAGCGGAGCACCGGGTTCCCGTCATGGTGGAAGCGCCCGCTCATCACCGCGGCCTCGAGCTCCATCATCGGCGCCGACTGGGTGAACGAGCCCTGGCGGATCTTGACTGCGATGAGATCCCGCTCGAGGTCGGCCGCGATGCCCGAGGCGTATCGGTCGTCGTAGCAAAGCTCCGACCCGGGGTTGCGCTCGGCATCCCGGCGGATGTCGTCCCGGACGATGTTCGCATCCAGGGCCCCCCCAGGTCCGAAGGTGATGAACCCCTGCCCGGCCCATAGCCGCAGCGCATCGTTTCCGGCGTGCAGCGTCGGCGACTCCTCGGCAAGGTAGGAGTGGCAGAAGGCGTAGTAGTGGCGCTGCCCGTCCTCGGCCGTCTGCGTGAAGATGTTCACCTTCGCGCTGAGGTCTCGCGTGAGGCCCATGTCGAGGCCGATGTACGACGGCTGGCCGTCGAACTGCTCACGGGTCATCGACTTGTCGAGGCACTTGTCATAGGCCGTCATGTCCATCCAGCTCGACGCCGATTCGACCCACCACCCGAGTCGCTTGGTGAAGAAGCTGGGCTGTTTCGACGGCACCTGCTTGGCTTCGTTGGCCTCATTCGCCACCTCGACCGGGTCGATCGAGATTCCCATATTGGGGTTTGCCATCCGCCAGGTCGCCGGATCCCACGGGTCGAGCTCGCGGTCGGCGTCGATGATGAGCGCGAACTGCGAGTCGTCCTGGACCGTGCCCTTCAGGATGTCCCGGGCGTAGCAGTAGACCTCGTACCCGATCGCCTGCGGGCTCATGTCGAATCCGGGCGTGGAGATCACGACCTGCCTCGAGTACGGCAACTTCGCCGCCATCGACCGCAGGTTGTCGTGCAGCTCGCGGGTCTTGTGGGCGTGGATCTCGTCCTCGAGGATGAACGCCGGGATCTTTCCTTCGGCCGATCCGGCTTCGGAACTGATCGGCTTAAAGTGCGAGCCCGACTCCGGCCGGACGATCTGGTGCTGCTCGACGACCAGGCCGAAGTGGTCCCGGACCTCGGGCGCGAAGTTGAGCTGCATCCTGGCCGTCTGGAACGACAGGCCGGCCTGGTCCCGGGTCGTCGCCGCGGAGTAGACCTTCTCCCCGAGCGTCCCCGTCGCGATGGTGTGTGTCGCGAGGCCAGCAGCAAGGAAGGTCTTTCCCTGCCCCTTCGGCATGAACATCGTCACGCGCCGGAAGCGCGGATAGCCCGTTTCGATGTGGGTCCACGAGTAGGCCACCATCACGGCCCACGCCTGCCAGGGCTCGAGCACGAACGGCTCTCGGGTCTTCGGCCCTTCGACGTGCGGCAGGAGCTCTAGGAAGCGGCAGGCCTTCGCGCCGACATCCGGCTCGAACCGATACGGGAACTTCGGCCCAGGCGTCCGCTCGAGGTCCCGGAGCTGGCGCTTCACCGCCCCGACGAAGGCCTGTCCCGCGGGGAAGGAACCATCCAGCACCGAAGCTGCGAACTGCTCTGCGATGCGCAGGTGATTGCGCTTCTTGGGCGTCGCCTTCTTCTTCCGATTCCTGGCAGCGGCCTGCGGGCTAGAACTCATCCAGCGGGCCCTTCACCTTCGGCCTCGACAGCGGGCCGATCGTGTTGCGTGCCTGCGGGGTCAGCCCCATCCGGTTGAGCAGGTCCGCCTCGAGGCGCATCAGGTTCGCCAACGTGCTCGACTTGAGCTCCACGTCGGTGAGCGCCTGGTCGACCCGGGCCCCGAGCTGAGCCAGCCGACCAGCGAGCACCAGGTCAGAACCAGATACCGACCCGAGAAGCATCGCCGCCTCACCTATCGCCTTCCACGACTGCACCTCTCCCTCAGTGAAGTGCCGAGGTGCCGGCGGCCACTTCGCCAGCGCGACGGGGCCCTGGTGCTGCGCGGGGCGCTTCTTGTTGTGTCCGCCTCTGGGCATTCTGGCCTCTTAGAAATT